AAGAGCAGATTGACATTAATGTTTCTGACGAACCTGACCCAGCTTTTATCGATATCGAAGACAAAGAAGAAGAGCCTGAAGAAGTCGAAGAACCTGATGAAAGAGAAAGCTTTGGAGTTGAAGGCCAAAACCTAACCGGACGAAATGTTGCTTTTGAAGCTTTCAAAAAAGTTGAAAATCAAATTGTTGATGCATATGATGTCCTTTCTGATAATCAAGATCAAGACTTGTTTTTTGATTATTTGTTAAAAAATCTTGACTTGTATTTTGATAAATTTGAAACTGAACTTGAAGCAGTCCCTGATACTCCTGAAATTATTCCAGATCAAGATATGGGCACTGGTGATGCTGGCCAAGAGACTAACTTGGACGCTGCTGAACCTGAAGCTACTGGTGATGAAGAGATTGAAATAGATGACGAACGTTTGGAAGATGAATTAGGTCTGTAATGTGGTATAAGAAAAGGGTTCGTTACAATCCCAAAAAGAAAGAAGGCCAATACTATTCTATCTCCAACAAGCTCAAAAATCAAGGAAAATCTAACGATGAATTTGAAGTTATGGTTTCTAATCTGACTCTAGAAGATCTAATTGGTTTGAAATTAGAGTTATCTGCAAGAGCAGTAAACAATAACCTTTATGGACTTAAGATCTGGCAAGACTTACCAAATATTGCCAAAGATGCAGTACTTAAGTATGTCTATAGTGCTGCTAGAACTAATGGAGAAGCAGCTAGTTTCTTAGGTTTACCTAGAACTGAATTTATTAAATTAATTAAGAAATTTAAAATTAAAGAATATTTTAATAAAACTTAATAATATCAATAATTTAAAATATTATAAATAATAACTTAATATTTTATTTTAATATAATTTAATAATTTCAATAATTTAACTTAATATAAATAAAGTATAACATACTTTTCTAAGCAAGTAAATTCTTAATTTTAGTTTAAATTAATTCTCTAATTCTTCTAAGAACTTAGTCAGTAAAAAAAATTTACTTGTTGACTTCAGAACCTTTACTAGTTATAATCAGTTGTTAATTGCCCCTCATTGTAGCATATTTTGAAGACTTTGTAAAGGACCAAAATTGAATTTCGTGAATCTCAGTCAACCAATAAAGAAGATTAGAGAGAAGGCCCGAAGCGTATACTATCGAGTTTATTTTCGTTTTGATTCTTTTTTGACTGATCACATCATTCCCTATTTGTGGAATGACCTTGCACCTACACATATCGCTACTGGAAATCTCGTCTGTCTGAAGCACAAGCTGACTTTAAAGAAGTATCACGGCATTGTGCTTAACGAACCTAAGCGTGTAATCACAGCATATGGAGTTGTGGGTGTATATGACAATGTTCGATATATTGTAGAAGTCAGGTGGAATTATGGCCATAAGACCTTTACACGTTGGGAGTTCTGTGAGAATTTAGAAGTTATCTCAGGAGCCAAATAGTGTCTGATTGGTACTGCGGATCTGGACCTGAAATATCTTATCACGAAATCTTGAATCTTGCTCGCATACACACTCAGAATGGAGGGACAATATTCATTGGGACTGACAGCCACGTAGAACGAAGAGAGTGTATTTTTTCGACAGTTATATGCTTGCACGGAGCAGAGAGTCAGACTGGAGGCCGTTATTTTTTTAAAAAAACAAGATTCAATGCTTACAAGTTTCCAACAATTCTGGAGCGAATCACATTGGAAGTCGAAAAATCAGTTCAACTGTCTTTGAGGCTGCACAACGAATGCCCAGAAGCAAACATTGAAATACATTTAGATATATCTTCCTCAGACAAGAAAGCCAAAACAAGCTCATATGCTGATATGCTTATTGGTTATGCCAGAGGTGTCGGCTTCGAGTGTAAGGTCAAACCAGATGCCTTTGCTGCTAGTTCTATAGCCGATAAACATTCGAAATAGCTTGACTTTAGTCTAATTATGACTAATATTAAAGGAGATAAATGCTATGAAATGGGAAACAAAAGATAAACTATTAAAACTTGGTTTTATATGTAGTACAATTTTGATGTTCTTGGGAGTTGCTATCTCATACCAAGAATGTCAAAGAGACGCTGTTGAGAAAAGATGGTATGGCGAAAAAGAAACTTCTGAAATTAAAGTAGAGGAATCTTGTATGCCTGACTGCTGTTGATAATAATTTTGAAAAGAGGGAACAATGCTCACTAAAGACCAGATCTTAGAAGAATCCAAACACTTTCTTGGCCAAAGCAATAATTTGTTGAAAAGAAAATATGTCAAACGTCGAGACCTTATTGATTTTTTAGTTCACAAAAAACTCTTTTCAGATTTTGAAGAGAGGTCGTGTTTGAAAAGAGAGCTAAAAAAAAGAAAAATTAAATTTAACAAAGATGCATCTCAGTACGAACTTGTACAGTTGGCCATCAAAAAGAAAATTGATTTTAATGAATTTATTTTGTAATTGGAGTATCAAATGAGCGAAGAAATTAAGACAGTTAAAACAAATCCAGGTCCAAAATGGACAAATGATAATACCTGCTCTACGCACTTGGAAGCTCTGACTAGAGTTGAAAAGTTAAAAGAAGAGTGGATTAAGAAAAAGCAAGAAAATATGCAGACCAAAGTAAAGCGAAAGGCTGATGGACGCTTTATTGTAAAATATCGCAAGGATCCTGCTTTCACAACGAAGGAGACCAAAAATGGGAATAGTAACCGAAAAAATAAAAGAAATACAAGCAGCCCAAAATTTAACGCTGACGCAAGTGTTTGAAAAATATCCATTTCTTGCGGAGCTTCAACACGAAGAAATCTTGCAAGAACAGGGAAAGGCCAAAGGCCGCGCTACTAAAATTGATGAAAAGCAGCTTAAATTATTGCTAGGATAAAATGTTAGAAGAAGATCTAAAACCATTACGTGAGTATTATTGTAAGAATACTCCAAAACAACGTGTTGTTCTGATGAATGTGGACTATCACAAAAAGAATGCAACCTTGTTTTATAAAGGAATTGGAGATGTCCGTGTTCAGACTTTTGAGTGGTGTAAAGAAAATCTGGTGGTATTGAATGAATTCAACCAATAAAATAAAAGAAATTTATATTTTTGATGTTGACGGGACTCTTACCCCGCCACGCCAACTTGTACACCCAAATTTTGCTTCATTTTTTACAGAATTTGCCTCAAAACATCAAGTTTACCTTGCCTCTGGAAGCGATATTGACAAGATTAAGTCACAACTTCCAGAGAGTGTCCTAAAGACTGTACACGGCGTTTTTACTTGTATGGGTAACTGTTTTTATCAATATGGAAAACAAATCTATCAAAATGATTTTGTTGAGCCTGTCGGCCTCCGTGATGATTTAAAAGAAAAGATACTTTCTTCAAAATATCCTAAGCGACGTGGAAATCATATTGAGGAACGCATAGGGATGATCAATTTTTCTATTGTGGGAAGAAATGCGTCCCAAGAAGATCGCGAAGATTATGCTTCTTTTGACAAAAAAGAGAGTGAAAGAAGGCTATTCGCCTCTGTCTTGAATACCAAGTACAAGGACAAAATCACTGCTGTGGTCGGAGGTGAGATCAGTATTGATATCTTCAATCCTGGTAAAGATAAATCTCAAGTCTTAACATATCTGGAATCTAATGATATGATATGTCCTAACACGGTCATTAATTTTTTTGGTGATCGAACTGAACCTGGAGGAAACGACTTTGCCCTTGCTTCGGCAATAAAGCAATCAAAGTATCGAAATCAGATCACTAGAGTTAAAAACTGGAGAGATACTTGGAAAGTGTTGCTTCTAAGTGAGTATACGCACCTGTAGCTCAGTTGGATAGAGCAACGGCCTTCTAAGCCGTGGGTCACAGGTTCAAATCCTGTCAGGTGTACCAAAAAAAGGAGATAAAAATGTCTACAAAAAAACTTGAAGAGAAAGTAAACCATATTTCTACACGAATTAGCACGTTGCGTGATGAGATGGCTGCTTTACAAAATGAACTTGCCAGTGTTGTGCGAAAGATTGAGTCAGATATGACTAAAATCGTTACTGAACTCAAAAACAAATAAAGGAATAAAATGATTTCAACTAAATGGATCTCCGAAGTTGATTCGGACGAACAACCTAATGCGTCCCGTGGCGGCGATGAAGCGGGTGGCAATTCGGAGAAAGATCAGGTTACTTCAGCTAATAATAGAATATATTTTTATTCAGAAGTAACCCGGCCTAAAATTCTTGCCTTGAATAAGTCTTTGAAAAATCTAGAGATCAATATGATCAATAAGGCAACCGCCCTTCAGTCTAACGCTATTGGAGATTTATATCTTCATATCAATTCTTATGGTGGAAGCGTCTTTGCCGGATTTTCAGCAGTTGATTATATTAGGACATCGCAGGTTCCAGTTACTACTGTTATTGATGGATGTGCCGCATCAGCGGCCACGATGATGAGTGTCGTGGGAGAGCATCGAATGATGCACGAGCACGCATTTATGCTTATCCACCAACTATCTGCTGGAAGCTGGGGTAAGTATGAAGAACTTAAAGACGATATGGCAAATAATGAACTCTTGATGAAGACCATCAAGGACATTTACTTGAAACATACCAAGATTCCTCAAAAAGAACTCGCTAAGATGCTCAAGCACGATTTATGGTGGAGTGCCAAAACTTGTTTGAAGTATGGCCTTGTTGATGAAATCGTTACTTAATGTCGATACATTTTGTTAGACACTCTGGCCCGGAACAATCGCATTCTAGAGTTTTGATTTTATCAAGATATTTTTTAAGTCCTACTTCGTCAAGATAAATCTTCTTTGATTTCTTTTCTGGCATATCTGTCCATTCGGTACGAATACCCCTTGGCACATTGTAGGATGTGTTCATCTTAATATATTTCATTAGGTCGTTGTGTCTTGGCCCAAATGATAGGTGATGATAACGACTGTGAACTGAGTGGATCATACCCACTAGTCTTCCGTGAACATCAAAAATTGGCGACCCTGAGCTTCCTCCGATAGTAGGGATTGTGTACAGGGACATACCCCAATATTTACCTGAATATCTTCCTTCAAGCACTGGAATTGTTTTTTCTCCGTAGACCCCGAGAGAAGCGGCAAAATTGTATACTTTATCGCCCACGTCTGGCTCATCATCCCAAGCGATTGGAAGAAGTGGTGCAGCTAAAGTCTTGGAGTGAAGAATACAGACATCTTGTGATTGATCAAAATCAACAGTAACTGTAGCATGTCTTTTACCATCCGAATCAATGACAAATGTATGTTGAGTCACTTTAACATTTGTAAGGTTCTGAGGAACACCAAAAGCAGGGTTGCAAGTGTGACCTGTTGTTAGGATATATTTCCCTCCCTCTGATTTAGCTACAGCCGAACCAGAAGATGTAGACATCATTTTATATGTATTACAACTTTCACCAATACAGTGTTCGATGATATAGATAGACTCCACTTTGACCATAGAGTCAATGTTGATGAGGTCTCCTAGTTTATACTGATCTTTAATAGGAATGTGACTGCACGATGTGCAAGAAACAAGAAAAAATAAACTAATCAAGCTGAATAAGTACGTTTTAAGTTTTAGCATGGCCTGTGGTATCCTTTTGATGTTGTTAACTGTATGTAACTAGACACCGGGATTGATTTTGATTATAACAACATTCTTGATGGATCTGTCTTTTGATCAAAGTTTTCATCAAAATATTCTACTCTTTCTTTTTCTTTAACTTCTAAAAAGTACTTTAAAGACTCTAGTGTAGGTGAGAGTGCGAAATGGTGAAATTGAGAATGCACTGAGTGAATCATTCCAACTAACTCT